CGACGGTCAGTTGGGTTAGCCAGAGCGTGGATTGCGCGCATCAAGCTGAATCGACCAACCTCTTTTTGGCTCAGGCCAATCTCTTGGTTTTCCAGAGCGCGAGTCGTGCCGATTTCTTCCAGCAACTGACCACGGAACTCTTCGATGCTTACGCCTTCAGAGATGGCTTTCTGAGCCATATCTGACTTCTCGTGACGGGCACCAAGCTCTACGATGAGAGCGGCATTCTTTTGTGCGGCTTGACGGGCTTGCGCCTCAACCGCCTGTACATCTACTTCTGACATAATTTGCTCCTGTGCATTGTCAGTTACGATCACGGGTTGTTGCGAAGCCTCGCTAGACCGACCCACGCCAACTGTCACATCAGCGGGGATAGAAACTAGACTTGCTTCGTGGATACGGAACTTCTTGACCACATAGGTGTCTTTGTCCTTCCGCTCCATTTTTTGTACCGAGTAACCAATGCTGACATTAGCCTTGATACCGTCGGTAACATCATCAAAAGCCTCTCTGGCAAGCGCACCTTTTCCAAAGCGCACCGTCGCACGGAGTCTGCGTGCCGAGCCGTCCAGGCTTACTGATTCAATAACGCCTACTTGCTTCTCTGGGTCATGGTCCAGTAGCAAGGGGGCGCGTCCAGACTTCAGGAATGATAGGTCAATCGCCTCGTCTGAATGTTCTAATACTTCCATGCCGAATGAGCGCATAACCGGCTCTTCGCTTGAAATAGCCATGCGGACGGTTCGCTTGTCCTCATCAACAGGGGCCATCTCCATCGCCATTGCGCGAGTCATGTTCGACTCTTCTACGGCGTCTTCTGCGCGATCTTCTGCGCTGTAAGAGCTTTCCTCGACTATTTCTTCAGGTTCTTCCACAGCCTCTTCAATCTCCGTATCAGGCTCTTCCACTTCAGCCTTCGCGAATTCGACAATGTAGGAATCTTCCGTTTCTTCGACATCGACTATGTGTCTCTGTTCTTCCATGCTTACTTCCTCAATAGCTGGGCTATCACCCATAAACTCTTGATATATATCAGGATTTTCGATTCTAGCAGTATGTTCTTCGTTGTAGGTCTCTTTTTCTGCGGAGCGGTCCTTGCTGCTCTGGGGGTGCCCCTTGGGCAACAGGTCCGTGTCATGCTTGCCGCTACGGAACTTGCCGTTACGCAAGACATACAAGAACGAGTTAACGCGGGCGTAAGCCCACTGCTCAGGACTCTTTACCGTCGGTCGAACAGATCCTGGATTCGTCTTATACGCTCCAATACCTCTTCTAAACACCGCTGATAGAGTGCGTAGATTCGTGCGCTTAGATTCAACATCACCTACCCCTTCGTTGTGGTCTTTTACCTTCTTCTCCAGCCCCTTAGTGACCGAGCTTGATAGAGCCGCTCGGTCAGAGTCTTCATCCACCGCATCAAGCGATTCCTTAACTCTACGAGCGAATGCGAAGCCTGCGTCCCCGCCCCATAGCGCCCAGGCTATACGTCCGGCAGATGGATACCCGTCTTCGCCAGAACTGAACCCCTCGGCCTGCTTATCGACTTCATGCCTAGAAAAGAACGAGTACATGCGCTTCACCGTGCTAATCGACAGTTCTTTGCGGTTAGATATATCTCTCGCCCTGGCTACACCTACAAGAGTGCCGCCTCGACCATGCTCTTTGCGCCACTCCAGGCCACGCTTTGCCTCCTCGACCATACCGTCAGTAGGAGTGGTTTTGATTTCAACGCCCTTATAAGTAGGCATAGATGTCCTCTTTGTTAAGTTAGGAAAGCTCACCGAGATCTATACTAGACACTGTTGTAAGCCCCGGTGGCCCTTGCTCGCCCTGCGGCCCCTGGGGGCCGGTGGCTCCGTCTTGTCCGGCTGGACCTTGTATTCCCTGAATGCCTTGCGGGCCTGCGACAGTTGAGTCTGCGCCGTCTGCGCCGTCTGCTCCGTCTGCTCCGGCTGGACCTTGTATTCCCTGAATGCCTTGCGGGCCTTGTGGGCCTTGCTCTCCTTGCGGCCCTTGGCTTCCATCCCCACTTCCACCCCCGCCGAAATACTGGTTCGTCTGAGTGAAGCGTATCCAGCTTCCGTATTCACCGGGGCGCTTCTCAAAGGCGATGGCTCCGTTCTGTATTCTATGCTGGGGAATGCGTCCCGGCCTTCCGTCCTTACCGCTCTTGCCGTCGCGTCCAGGAGCGCCAATCGGTCCAGCAGGGCCGTCTGGTCCTCGCGGACCCTGCTCACCAGCTTCGCCGAGAGCGCCGGGAATACCCTGCGGCCCGGCCTCGCCTCTATCGCCTCTATCGCCCTTATCGCCTTTGTCGCCTTTAGAGCCACGGTCGCCCTTGTCTCCCTTGTCTCCCTTTTCGCCTTTCTCTCCCTGCTCCCCAGGCGCTCCCTGATCCCCTTTCTGGGCCTCAACGGTAGAAACAAGACTCCCAAGCTCATACAGGCGATTTCTGTAGTCTTCTTCTAGCTCCTTTAGCCTTGAAAGAAAAAGGGCTGCTGCCTGCGACGGCTTCATCAACTATCGCCTTTGAGTGCCTGAATCAGCGCCCTGTTTAACTCCTCTTCAGAGCGTTCTTCATCTGCTGAGGTTTCCGTTTCACCCGTCTCCGGGGACACAGGGATGAACTGGGCAGCATAAGGCTCCAGGGCGTATTTGACGCCAAATTGCTCCATCAACGACTTGTCACGCTGTATTTGCGACAACAACTCCTCTACATCCTTGCCGTAGTTCGCCGCAACGTCCTGCAGGCTCAAAATACCGTTCTTTAGGCCCAAAACAGCGGCTGTCATCTCTTTCTGCGGGTCAACCCACTGCCATGCTCGGCCCCTGAACTCGCTTCGAGCCGCAAAACGGTCGTATTCACGCAGAGGGACGATAATTGCGCCCATTTCCATTGTCGAATTAAGCCACTGCTCGTAAATCTTGCGTACAAAGGCGTCCAGGATGAAGGTCTGCATGTTTTTATATGCATCACGCTCTTCTAGGGCACCTTGCCGGATGCTGGAGTAGCTGGTTGACTCCAAATCGTTGCTTATAGAGGTGTAACTGATGCCCAATCCACTAGCGATGCCCTTTAGGCACGCCTTATGGAAGCTGTCGAACTCGTTTGACGGGTATTGCGGGTCAAATGACGTGAATTCAACGCCCTGGGGTAACTGATGGAACGTGCCCGGCTCTGCTTCCATGATAGGCACTGCATCATCCAGGTCATCAGCGACAAATCCGTCGCCAGACGGGCTAGTAAAGAAGCCCATCTTGCTTGCGCCAACGCGAGCATTGACTACTGCGGCCTCTCGCAGTGCGTGCAACTGCTTCATCGTAGCCATTGCCGGCGCAAACCATGTCTCGCCCCTGGTCTGACCAGCGCGAAGAGGCATGTAAACGTGAATCATTTCCTTGGAAGTCACCCGGATATGCTTGGGCGACTGGCTCATAGTAGTGAAGTCGTAATCGCCAGGGTGATATGACAAAAGGTGATAAGCGATAGGCTTCTTGAAACCGTCTAGCTCTACGCCCATCCGTATCTCGTTGCCGTTGGGAAGCCTCTTAGATAGCTCTTCATCAACACGGTCAGGCTCTATGATCTCCAGTGATATAGAGTCCTGGAAGGTCGCGTTGCGATGAATACGCACAAACGCTTCACCGTCTCGCGCGCACGACTCAATGATGAGCTTCTGAACCTCTAGCCAGGAAAGCCTGCCATCGACTGTGCAGTTCCCTGAACGTCCCCACATGCGCCAGCGGTCTTCTACTGCCTGGTTGCCGCTCTCATCCAACTTGCCGTCACTAGTCATAGCCTTGACCTGGAGCGTGAATCCCCGGTCCCCTACAACGTTGTTCTTCAGCAAGGTCAAATATCGCTTTGCGTACTCATTATTGCGAGCAAGATCCCGAGCGCGACTGCGTAATCTACGGATGGCAGGATATAGCTCGCTATCAGCACTTCGTTCAGATGACTTAAAATCATCGAACAGTCTCCCAGTGTTCGCTCCAGCGTATGACCTGGCTTGCGGCGGAAATCCTCTCATCCGCTTGACCGGCGTTTCTTGCTTGGCTTTGAATACGTCAAAGATGCCCATCAAAACCTCACTTTGATTGTTTCATTGCCTTTCTTGCCACGCTTGATGCGTTCTTTATTGGTGTGCTCGGCAACTTCGCGTCGGTAGTAGTCTCTAGCCTCTGTCAGTTCTGTAAAGGACAGCTTCGTCAGGCTTCTACCGGCAATGGAATAGCTGGCCACATCATCATCTGCCTTACCAGACAGAAGTGACTCAATCTTGCTGACCATAATTTCAGCGTGTATGCGCGGGTCCGCTTGATTGTCATCCAAATCGACCAGGATGTTGAAATCGCCGGTCGCTATGACAATCCTGTTACTACTGGACGTTTGTGTAATTTCAAGCTGCCAATGGTAAAGACCGGCATTTATTGATGCGCTAGTGGCAGAGTCGATGCTGAACAAGTAGCCATCGGATATTTCAGTGGCGCTAACGGAGAACTCAGCATTGCCGCCTTGGTGCAACCGGGCAACGTATTCGGCAGAGTATTCAGCGGTAGGATAGTCGGAAACGAAGTCAGTACGCTTCCATTGCACAAAGTCCCCAACGGTGAACTCTTC